TCTGCGGGCGAGATAGGTGTATCATCACCTTTAATACGTAGACCTCTAGATTTGAAACCACCAGGAAGATTAGATAATGTACCAGCATCTACCAATTGTCGTAATATCATTGTGCCTGATTTTGCAAACGCTCCAATCAAATGAATTAAGCCGAAGCAATAAAATCCAAATCCTGGCACGTAGCCGTAATGTACGAAATGCTGACGTTTTTGTTTAGTATTGTCATCAGGATTCCAGTTACGTCTAATCGCTAAAATAGTTGATGTTGATTTTTCAATAGTAACTACATAAGGTAATGCAATACCTGTAGGTTTACCTTTATCATCTTTATCTTCATAGCCTTCTAAGTCAAGATCAACATGCATTTCAAGAATCTTCCAGCGACTATCTGTAGTTGCACTGAAGCCCATCTTCTCTGCAATCTTTTGCTCGACTTCATCTAAGTCGTAAGTGGGTTCACCTAAATCAACATCTAAATAGAACCCTGCGACTTGTAGTTTGCGTAGCTCGTTCTGTGTCTTACGCATGACATGAGTGACACGCTGTGCAGACTCCAAGTCTGAAGCACCGTATGGCACTACGATGTCTTCAGCTGGAATATACATAGAGACTTGTCGCTCTAAACTTGGATCATAATAAACTTTTTTAAACGCGTTACCAGCTAAACCTAAACCCCATAACATTCTTTCATGTTCAGGTCTGTATTCAACCATCTTCTCTGTAAGCTGGTAGTTCATGTTCTCTTGAACACGTTGAGATGCTTCTTGATTTTCTTTGGTTTCTTTTCCAATGATTTGTGTTTTCACAGGACCGGCTGCTGGGAATGTCTCGGTCATGGTTTCTGCTTGGAACTTAACTAGCGTTTCTGTCATGAGTGGGTGATACACATTACATGCGCCTTCCCAAGGTTCAGAACGATCTTCTAGTTTAAGACCTAAAAGTTCTAGACCATCAACGTAAGTATCTAGCCAATCTTTTCTTGATGAAACGTCACCTTCATAATCTTCGAGCAGGTCACTTGCTAAATTTTCTAAGTCGCCTTCGTCAATCTCTTCGGCTAAGTTTTTGTTAAACTCATCATCATCCATGCGGTCTGGATCAATCTCAATCTCCATACCTCCAGCTCGAATCGTAACTTCTTCTGGATCTTCGATTTCTATTTCTAACTCGGGTTCATCGAGCGCCGCTTCTTCCATCCCCATCGGAGCTGCATACAACCCTTTATCTACGTTGTTGTTATCTTGTGCCATAATGTTTCCCTATATTGCGTACAGTCTTTTTTGACCTGCACTTTTAAAATAAATAATGTCGTCTTCTTCATCAGAAGGTAATCTGATAAAGCCGCCTTGTCTGAACCGCATCAATGCCAAAGTTGTTGCATCAACTAAGTCATCGTTAGCGCCTGATGGAAAGTCATTACATTCTTCTATGACTTCATGCGCCCATCTATGATCAGGTGCCCATACAATGCCTGAACTAAACAAATCAGATACTGCATTAACGCGACTGATTTTGTCCTGACCTTTGCCCGGTGTAAATTCACCAACAGGAATACCCATACGTCTGAACTCTTGGTAAAGTGCAGCCCCGTTTGATTTTTTCTCCACAACAAATGCGTCAGGCTCCCAATCTCGATACTCATCAAGACAAAGTTCTTTGAGTTCTGGAAACTCTAAACGTTTTTTTATTGCGTTGAGTAGTATTATATTATAATTATTCGTTTCTTCGTTAAGAAATACTCCCCACGTCAATAGAGCATTGTAGTCAGCTCGCGTATTAGCTTCTTGCGCCGCATCGAGTGTCATAATAATAAACTCACAATTAGGCGGTTTTTCTTCTTCCCATATATTCCACCATTCTCGTTTAATTAACGCACCTTCTTCAGATACGGGGTTTTGCATGTATTGAGCGTTCCAATACCGTATATCCAACGCTGCTCGGCGAGATCTAAGTTCTTCAATACTCCAAAACTCAGGCCATAAAGGCACTTCATCACCGTTTTGTTCTAAAATCGCTGGAAATTCAACCACTTCCCAGTCGTCAACGTCTTCATTTTTGACCATTTGATTAACAATCTGCCCTGTGAGGTCCAGCTTTGACCAACGGGTCATGACTACAATGATGGCGCCTCCCGGCATAAGACGTTGTAGTGGACCTGATTGGAACCATTCCCAAGCTGGGAGGAACACATCGGGCTTTCCAAGCTTTGCATCCTGTTCTGAGTGCGGGTCGTCAATAATGAAGAGATCAGCACCACGTCCGGCAAGAGCGCCACCCACACCAATGGCAAAATACTCACCGCCAAAATTAGTACCCCAGCGAGAAGCTGACTTAGAGTCTGCTTGAAGCGACACATCTGGAAAAATTTCCCGATAATTGTCTTGACCCACAAGGTTACGGACTCGACGGCCGAAATTAACGGCAAGATCCGCTGTATGAGAAGCCATAATAATCTTTTTCGCTGGGTGTTTCCCCAAAAACCACGCAGGTGCCAGATACGATATGAGCTCAGACTTCCCATGTCGCGGAGCAATGTTAACAATAACTCTTTTTCTTTTTCCTTCAGCGATTTCTTCAAATAATTTAGCCAATTTAGCATGATGCGCACCTACTTTATAGTCTGGATAGACGTGTTTAATAAATTCTAAGAAGGTTTTACCGCCAGCTTCCTTGACTAGCTCTTGTTTATACCGTGTCAACAACTCTAAGTTACGCCTTCTCTCAGATTCTGACATGTGTGGCAGTGCTTTCTCTAATAGACTTAAGTCTTTAGCACTAATCATCGTCTATAACCTCGTGTTCCCCGTCGATGACTTTGCCTTTGAGCTCCTCAATGGTTTTTTTCAGCTCTTCCTCTAGCTCTTTACCGCTTTTTGTAATGTGTGTAACCTCTGTTTTCTTCTTAAATGCATCCACACCGTCAATTTCACCTATTTTAGTCCACGCTGATATGCGGTCTTTAGGATTAGATGCAGTCGCTGCTTCTTGTAATAGTCCATTGAGCACAGATAACTTAATATCAGACAGCTCTTCAGCAACCATGTGGCTGGTTTGTGCAACAAGCCCTGCTAGATAAGCGATGGTTTCATTAGGATAGTTCTTATAATCTACTTTAAGATTAGGATTTTCCATGATTTCCTTCGCAATCTCTTCAGCATCCTCAATTTCTTCGGTCGAAGGCTCTAATGTGTTGCCATTTAGATCACTAATCTCTTTGATGGTATGGCTGCGAACCTCAAGTTCCTCGGCAGGGGAGAGCTTAGGTGTAATATGCGAGTTTTTTGCAGGTATAGGAATATCATCATCGATCTTTGGCATCATAACAATGCTATCGAATGACTCTTCAACAGTATCTAGTAGTGGTTTTTGGTCTGACATGTGTCGCTGTTTACACCTTGTGATTAAAATTTGTGCAGCTATGCGACGAAGTATATCTTAAATAAAATCAAGATACAAGGTGTATGCAAAAAATGCCCAACAATGAGGTAGCAAAAAGAACATAAAAAGTGATAAGTAGTGTTTCCATTCCCGAATTGTATCGGGTTTTATTCTTCTATGTGGTAGTGAGAATCATTCGCATTGTGTACAAAAGAAAAGCCCCGCGAGGAACGGGGCTAATCTAGTCATTAACATATATAAAGGAGCCCGTATGACCGAGCAATTTCATTATACTCGGTTTTTAAAATTTTTTGCAAAATATTTTTTTGATTGCCTTTTTGTAAAGTAAGGGGGTGGGTTTGTAATTTTGGCTGAGTATTTGTGCAAATCATTGTGTATACGGGAGCATTGGGTCCCATCTGTGTATATTGGGGGGTTGGGGTACGGTGGGTATAGCTTGATACCAGTTATGTCGTCGCGAGCCTCCGCGAACGCATGGTCTCAAAGTCTGAACTCATACCCTAGAAAATTCTAGGGTTATTTGACATAGCATAGCCAAATAGGTATAACTATAAGCGTGGTTAGTAAAGTTTTATTAATCACATTTTTATTAACTATATAGGAGTCATATCATGACTATTAAAAACAATGCAGTATTTAACTCAGTAACATCAATCTTAACAGGCAAGCAGTCAATGCTTGACGGTGCCAAGGCTTTATTACCCGAGGTGCTTAAGTTCGCGGACCCAACGCTTATAGTTAAGCTTAAAAAATCCAAGCTTACTAAAGACAGTAACGCGGTCATTGATAGTGCTTACTCTAACTTTTCAGATGAATTCGCGTCTGAAATGCGTAACGCTATCAGTGAGTGGCTTGAGTCTAAATTTGGCGAGCGTGTACCTGTTAAGCTTGAAGCTGGTACAACGTGGGTTCAATGTGATGAATCCAAAGCCGAGAACTATATGACCACTCGCATGGCTTGGGAAATGGATAGCTCTGAGTATCGAGGTCTATCATCCAAGGGTAAGGATGCACCGAAAGACAATGCATCTAAAAAAGAGTGGCTTAGCCCTTGGCGTCTCAAATGGCAGACTAAGCATGACACCGCTAAGTCTGACACCAAAAAGGTTGTTAAGGCAGTTTATGCTGAGATGATGACCGAGTCTGGCTCGAGTGTTGAGGTCTTACCATTCAATGCCAGACTAAATAAAGCTTTAGCAGGCTTTATCAAGCTTTACCGTAACGGTGTTAAGAACGGTGACAAGCTTACAGGTAAGAAGGCTGAGCGTGTTGAGTCTCTTATCAACGAGCTTGACAAAGCTTTGAATTCTTAACTCCCCATACCTCGCAGGGTTCACGCTCTGCGAGGTTTTTTTTCGTCCAAATTTTTTGAAACCAGTTCCCGTCGTCGAGAACACGCGAGCACAATCCTAGATTTTTCTAGGGTATCGTCTAAAACATAATCTAATCATGCCTAGCGTAGACCCCGAGTTCAAACCGCACAGCAACCTGAAACCAGTTATGTGTCGTCGCGGACGCCTAGCGCCGAGCGATTCGTTGAGGACGAGTTTTAACCCTAGAATATTCTAGGGTATCGTGTAAGATATAATTTAGCGACGTTTGTGCGAATGGCTGCGTGGCTGTGGTTTCGTTAAAAACTTGTTCCAACGATGTTTCAACCTTGTTCCAGTCGACTGGAACACGCAAGGCTTTGATTTAAAAGAATAAAACACGATTTGTTCCAATGTTCCAAGTATTTTGAGCATATGATGTTGGTTTTAGAAAATTTAGTAATCAAGAGGTTTGATTTCGCGACGTAATAAACAATATCCCACAAAAAATCATATAAAAACTACTGGAACAACTGGAACATACATAATAATAACTAAATAATAAATATAAATACATAGTAAAAACAATAACTTACAGCGTTCCAAACCTCGTGTTCCAGTTCCAATAGTAAAGTTACAAAGCCTAATTTCGTTGGAACAACTGGAACAACCTTATAAATCAAGCACTTACAACGTCTCAGACCTCCTCATACTAGGCTCGTTACCCCCTCTTTAACATCACCAACCCCAGCATCACGCAAATACATCATTTAAGAAAATAACAGACGATACAATTATTAAGCCCCCGCGACAC